ATAAGTCTTCAAGTGTTCGGCTTTTTGCCTGCTCAGTACGTTTAACTTTCAATAGTTCATCAAGTGTAGTTTCATCTTTTATTGCAACGCCTGCAACCTGTTCAATTTCGCTGACCTTTACAGGCTCAACAAAACCGCAGTAAGGACATTTTAAGTGTGTTTTTTCATAAGTCCTAAAGCATTCTGTACAGTCGGTATATTCAGTTTGTAATGTATCTGTATCGCGTTTTTTCTTTTGTACGCCTTCTAATGTCCATTCTCGCGTCATTAGCGGGTGTCCGTGTAGTTTTTGATTTCCAACGTGGTCAAGTATTAAACATCTGTCTTTGCCTTGCATCGGCCTTAATCCGCGGCCAACTATCTGAAGATATAAACTAAGCGACATTGTGCGGCGTAACATTCCAACAACTGATACAGCTGGTATATCTGTGCCTTCAGAAATCAAATCGCAAAACGTTAATATCTGAATATCGCGAATCGCGAACCGCGATATAATTTCTTTAACTTCGCTTTCATGAAAGTTTCCATTTATAGAAACCGCCTTAAAACCAGCTTCATTAAATGCAGCTGCTACATTATCAGCATGCTTAATATTTACACAACTATAAATAGCAGGTTCACCCGGTGCCAAACGCTTATACTCTTCAACTGCATTACCTGTTATCGCTGGTTTATCCATTTCTTTAAATAGGTCATCAGCTTTGTATTCGCCGTTTTTATCCTTCTTAATCTTAGTAAAATCCGCCAATGGTTTGAAGTTATAATATTCAGGCATCACTAAATTACCCATTTGCACTAATTCAGCGGGTAACGGCCCTAAAACTAAATCAGAAAACACATCGCCTAATCCTTGACCATCGCCGCGCCACGGTGTAGCAGTAACGCCCAAAACATAAACAGAATCTTTGTAAAAATCTAAAATGTCCTTCCATGTGCCTGCGTTTGAATGATGCGCTTCATCAATTATTAGCAGGTCAGGTTGCGGTACTTCATTAAGCCTATTTTTTAAACTTTGAACGCTGCATACTTGTGCTGGTAAATAATACTGCTTTGGCCTGTTGCCTGCTATAAAACCGTGTCTTAATCCGTATCTTTTGCAACGTTCTGAAATCTGATTAACAAGGTTTTTTTTATGCACTAAGAAATAAACGCGCTTACCTTTGCTAACTGCTTCCATTGCCATAAAAATGAACGTTTCAGTTTTGCCGCCGCCCGTTGGTAATACGAATAGAACTTTTTTATTCCCCTGTCGGTAACTCTCTCTTATGTCGCTTACGCTTTTCGATTGATATGGCCGTAGCTGTATTGTGTTCATTTTCGATTTGGTTTAAAGCATTCATAAGTTTAAAATAGATGATCAATGTTTGCGGTTCGACCTTAGACCAGTATTCGACAGTTTGCCGCCCAACTTCTGCGCGCCTGCAAAGTTCCGAAATACTGATGCCTAAAATGTCGCATCGAATAGATAGCTGTTCAAATGTTTTCATAAAATTTTTTAATTTTTCGTTCAATTGTGTTGCAAAGTTAAAAACCTTTTTTAATTTTGTGCTATTATTTAATAAAATATTTTTAAAATTTATGACAAACCAAGAGTATCACCGTAAAACTGATTTCATCAGTAAATCACTTTTAGACTTAGTACATAAGTCACCCGCGCATTATAAAGCCTATATAGAAGGCGAAAAACAAGCGCCAACTTCAGCCATGAACTTAGGTAGTTTAGTTCATAGCGTTGTATTTAATCAGGATAATTACGCTGTTATGCCAGAATGCGACCGCCGCACTAAAGAAGGTAAATTGATTTATGAATCATTTATTGCTGAATCCGAAGGCAAAGAATTATTTGTATCGCTTAAAGATTACGAATTAGCCCTAAACATTCGAAACGCTGTTTTAGCACATCCAAAGGCTGCGATACTTTTAGAACAGGGCCAAGCAGAAATACCTGTATTCGGTAAAATTGCAGACCTTGACGCTAAGTGCAAAGTAGATTTTTTAAACACAAAGTATAACGTTTGCATAGACCTTAAAACAACAACTAATTCAGCGCCCGGTGAATTTGCTAAATCTGTTTGGAACTACAGGTATCACGTTCAAGCTGCTTTGTATATGGACTTAACGAAGGCAGAACGGTTTATATTTATAGCCGTTGAAAAAGAAGCGCCATTTAATGTAGAACTTTATGAACTTGACCCCGAAGCTATTGAACGCGGCCGCCAAGAATATTTAGCAGATATCGAAACGCTTAAAAAATGCAAGGAAACTAATAATTTCCACGGCTATACATCAGATAACAAAATACATATTCTTTCATTGCCTAACTGGGCTAAATAAATAACAAACCATGACACAACTAACAAAACTTCCAACACTTCAGGAACTTCTAATTGAAAATGAAGACAGCCTAAAGCAAAACGCGCTTACTGTTTTATTGAATCAAGATCCACCAGCTAAGTGGTTAGTTCAGCATCCAATGATTCGCGATTACCGATACATACCTATTGAAAAAATAGAATATCTGTTAACGCGTATCTTTGGCAATTTTAACGTTGAAATACGCTCAACACAGATAGTAGCTAACTCAGTAGTAGTAACTGTAAGACTGCATGTAATAAACCCTATAAACGGCCAACCAATGTGGCAGGATGGCATAGGCGCGGCACCAATACAAACTGATAAAGGTGCAGGCGCAACCGATTGGAACGCCGTTAAAACCGATGGCGTGCAAAAAGCTGCACCCGCCGCCGAAACTTACGCCGTTAAAGATGCTGCCGAAAAGTTTGGTAAAATATTTGGCCGCGATGTTAGCCGCAAAGGCAGCATGAATTATACTGATTTGCTTAAAAAATCAGCGTTTAATGATGAATTAGAAAAATAAAAGTGTTATATTTGTGTACTGATTCGGCACTACAATGAATCATAAAAGATATTTAAAGCCCTGAATGATATAGGTAGTAGTGCCCCTATTGATTTCGGGGCTTAGTTTTTTAAAAAATATGTTATGGAACTTAAAATTAAAGAAGAATTTAAAAAGCTGATTCCACCGCTAACGCCCGATGAATACAAACAGCTTGAAACTAATTGCATTCAAGAAGGTATTCGCGATGCTATTATAACTTGGAATGGCTATATCATTGATGGGCACAATAGGTATAAGATAGCACAGGATTGGTGTTTAGTGTTTAAATTAGAACCTAAAGAATTTAAGTCTGAACAAGATGTTAAAGTTTGGATGATATTGAACCAATTTGGCAGGCGTAATATAGGAAATTACACACGTGCAAAATTAGCTTTAGAACTTGAAGATATTTTTAAAGAAAAGGCTAAAGAAAATTTAAGTAAAGCAGGTTCAAGTTATTCACCCAAGGAAGGTTCTCAGATATCTGAGAAGGTTACTAATTTATTTACAGAAGATGAACCTGTTAAAAAAATTGAAATTAAGCCTATTGATACTTATAAAGAAGTTGCTAAGGTTGCTAACTTATCACATGATACAATAGCAAAAGTTAAAAAAATTGAACAAAAGGCAGCACCTGAAATTAAAGAAAAACTATCAACAGGTGAACTTTCAATTAACCAAGCTTATCAGGATATTAAAAAAGAAGAAAAGAAAGCTGAAGTAAAAGAAAAAATACAATCACAAAGAATTGAAACTAAAATATCTGAAAATATTAAAAATGGCAATTGTTTAGAAATACTTGAATCTTTAGAAGATGGTTGTATTGATATTGTTTTAACAGACCCACCATATGGTATAAATTATATTTCAAACCGTTCAATTTATGATGATTCAATAACTAAAAGAGGTTTAATGAATGATGGCAATGAAGCATTTGAAATATTAGAAAAAACTTGCCAAATACTTACCCATAAAGTAGCACAAAATGCACATTTATATTTCTTTTGTAGCTGGTCTGTTTTCAGTAAATTTGAATCTATAATTAGTAAATATTTTACAATAAAAACGCCTTTAGTTTGGGACAAAGAAAACAAAGGTAGTGGTGACCTTGAAAATGATTGGGGCAACCAAACTGAAATTATAATATTTTGCGTTAAAGGTAAAAAACTTGTAAATAATAGACGTGGCAATTTATTATCAATACCAAGGTTACATAGTTCTAAAATGGTTCATCCAACGCAAAAACCTGTTGAACTTATTACTGAAATACTTGCAGTAAGTTATATCAAAGGTGATTTTATAGTAGATCCATTTATGGGTTCTGGTAGCACTATAAAAGCATGCAATAAAATAAATGCTAAATCATTGGGTATTGAAATTGATAATGAAATGTTTAACATTGCAAATAAGTTTATAAATGAATGATTATAGGAATCTTGAAAATAAATTTAAATCTGAAATAGAACTTCATATAAAAAATGCTATGCCTAATCTTTTTGATAGTTTTGTACAATTTAGGCAATCAGACGATGAAGAAGATGGAAAGTTATCGTTTGATTTGGTTTTTAATATGAACTTTACTATTTCAATTAGAATTAGAAAACATAAGTATCTAAAGTTTAATGATATGACTATTAGATATAAATCTTTAAAAGGTTATAGAACTGAAATTGATAAAATTAAAGATGGTTTAGCACAAATATATTTCTATGCTTACATGTCTGAAGATGAAAATTCTTTATGCAAAGTAAGAATTTGTAATGTAGAATCTATTAGAAAACTAATTGAACAAGAAAATTATAAAGTTCGTGAAAATAAAGATGGTACTATGTTAGCAGCATTTAAATTTAAGGATATTGCAAATAATGGTGGTGCAGTTTATAAATTTAATTAGAAATCCTTCACTTTTTCAAATATTACCTTTACTTTTGCCATTACGGCAGCCTACTGCTTAAAACGTTCTTTCTACTTGTTAACACCATGTTACGCCAATTGTAACGCATAAAACGCTGATAATCATAGCTTGTTACGCTGTTACACTTGTTACACCACTTCAACACGTATATGCGTGTATTTTTTATACTTACTCTCACATATATGTAGAATATAGTGTAACATACGTAACAGTGTAACATGTACTATATATCAATAAGTTATGTGTTACACTTAATGTAACAAGTGTTAACAATAATAATAAATAATAATAATAATATAAATAATAATACTAATAATAATATAGATAATAGCCTATAAAGCATTTAAAAGCTGTTTTAAGGCATT